TATAGTTAAAGTAAGTCTTGCGTAATATATCTTTTCTTTTGTTTATAAATTCTGCAAATTGCTCCTTTACTTGCCGTTCAAGAGGGTGCAAATAAAAGGCATTTCTGCGTTCAAGCTCTGCCATTCTTTCTGCCCTGTAGGTTGCCGCGTCGAGGCTGATGTCACATAAATTTGCAATTACAGCGGCATTGATTACTTGCATTTCGTGCAACACACAAGCCGGAGCTAACAAGTCCCGAGCAAATACATTTGCCGAATGTTCGGCACCATCAGTTATTAAAAAGCCGTTGCCACCAGCTTTAAATAAATGCCCTAAGAAAATGTGTCCAAGCTCGTGGGCAATTGTAAATCTACAACGCTGAGGAGATTGCTCATCAGCATAGACGATGTACAGCCTATCATCTTGCATCAAAGTTATTCCGCTCTCGTTTTGGTGTAGCAGATTGACCGCTGAATTTTTCAGCAAAGTAATATCAGCTTGTTTAGCTATTTGGCTTACCTTAACAGGCAGACTGTTAATTTTATAGTCGATTAAACATTGCCAAGAGGCGTTGCGTGCCTGTTTGTATTTACCATAATTCAAGTTTTACCACCTCATAGGTATATTTTAACCTATGGGGTATTTTTTATTATGTAATGCTTATAAGTCTGTATCGTCAGGCTCAAACTTGCTAAGATCAGGTAAGTTTACTATTTCAATAGGTTGATTGTTACCGTCACTTCGTGCGGCTTTAACCGTTGGTATCAATATTTCATCTTCTACACCAAGCAATCTATCGACTGCGGGTTGCATTTCAGGGCTATTTCTGTATGCGATTATAAGTTTCTTTTCTTTGTCTGATGTTTCAAAAGGTAGTTTAACCGCATTGCAATTTTGCAAATCATTTATGCTAATTCCCAAACCTGCACAAATTTTAATCACACTATCAACAGCAGCTCCACCAATAGAGCCTTTAAGCATAGATCTAAGTGTGCTGTATGGTATTTCAATTTTTTTGGCAAAGGTTTTTACACTAAATCCTTTGTCACTTATTAACTGTTTTATGTAATCTTCTCTTGTCAAGTTAATCACCCTTTACTATTACTGATTGTAACACGCCGTTTACGAAAAATCAATACTAAAATGCGAAATTTCGTAAAATATTTTTAAAAATCCGTTGACAAGTGTGAAATATCGTGTTATATTTAATACAGAAACACGAAATATCGCATTTTAGGAGGTGAAAAATCGTGTTTGACAAAATCGAAGTAATCATTTTTGAAAAGAAAATGAAAAAGAAAGAAGTTGCCGAGAAAATGGGAATTTCATACGGACAGTTTTGTGCAAAAATGCGTGGGGAATATCCATTTACGCTTGATGAAGCTCTCCGCTTAAAGTCGGTTTTACAAACTGATTTATCTATCGAAGATTTATTCGGTTCGGCGGCTTAACAAATTCTTAAAAAGAACAGTAGGTAATACCACACAAACGCAGTCCCATTAAACGGACTTTGCTGAAAAGAGGTGAAGAAATGAAAAAGGAAGATAGAGATAAGGTTATAAATGCTTTATCAGAATTTGTCGTAAGGGTAGCAAAAGGAGAAGCGACCTCTATAGCAGAAGTTGCTGTTCTGCCTGAGGTCGCCAAGGTTTTGTTAGTCTTTGAGGGCTGAGTTTTGAAGTGCTTCATTTATGCCTTTAAAGAGTTCAGTATAGAATTTAGCCACTTCGTCGCCGTTATCACTGCAAGGAGACATATCAGAACTGTTAGCCTTTGCAACTGTAATTTCTTTGGCATACAATGCCGCAATTTTTGCAATTGAGTCTTCTCTCATAATTACACCTCACTTTCATTATATAGTGTAATGAATTGTAGTTCATCACTACATATAGTATATCATAGAAAGTTGGTGAAATCAATGCACATCAATGAATTTGCTGAAATCTTGCTTAAAAGCAGGAAACAGAAAAGTCTTTCACAAAGCGAGCTTGCTAAGAAATCGGGCTTTACTAAAAGAGCTATTCAGTATTGGGAAAAAGGCAAAAAGAGCATTTCTCTTGAAAATGCCGACAGGCTCTTAACTGCTTTAGGTGTAGAAATCAAGATAGGTAAAACAGAAAGCAGGTGAGAAAATGGCAAAACTTAAACTTATTGACACAGTCGAAATCGTTTCAAACAAAATTACCAACGAAAATTAAGGAGGTGTACATATGCCGAGAGAAAGACCAATAGTCAACTGGGATGAAGTGCCTGTGATAATTGATGTGCCGTATGTGGCACGATTGCTTGCACTTAATGTTGATTACACAACACGGCTTGCGCAAAGGGGCGTTCTTCCTGCCCACAAAATCGGAAAGCTTTGGCGATTTGATAAGGAAGAAATCAGACAATACATAAAGGAGCATTAACAAATGTGGCATTTAAGAAACTACCCGACACGCAGAAAACTGCTCAAAGATGTGGAAAACCTCAGAGCAGAGAACAGACATCTCAGCATTGAACTGAGAAACGCAAGAACAGACCTTGCACTCGAAAAAACAGCGTCAAGCGGTTATCGCAACGAAAACCGTACACTTCGCAATAAGCTCAAAGCCTATGAATCATCAGAACCCGAAACAATCGGCTTTGAATGTGTGGGGGTGGAGAAATGAGCAATAAAAAAAGTGCCTGCGACACTGTGAATGCCACAAGCACAAAGAACAATAAACCTAATTCAATTATATCCTCTGCAACAGAAAAAATCAAGTTGTGCAACAAAAAAAATCTTAAAGACCATAAATCTAAAGCAATTCTTGAGCCGGTAAAGAAAATGCTCTGCGAATTTTCGGCGCAGAACGAGGAATTTGCAAGAGCCGTTACGGCTGCAAAAAACCTTGAAAACCTGATTGACGAAGTGGGAAAGAAGCTCCCCGCTGCAGTTTCCGACCTTGATGTGTATCAGCAGATTGTCGGTAAGATTTTCCCCGGAGCAAAGGTTACTTTCACAATGCAGATACATATGTCTGAATACGAACTTGAAGAACCTAATGTCGCAGAGCAGAAAACGGATCCGGTAACTCTTGATCTCGGCAATCTTATAGATTGGTAGGTGTCAGCATGATTAAAAATCCTGACAGCCTGCTTAATAAGATTCCTGACCTGACAGATGAACATGAAAAGCAGATAGCAATGTACTTTCCGCAGTATGCTTTCTACGAAAATAAAAGCAAAAGAACCTGCGACTATTTCTGCACAAGCTGTCAAAGCTGGCACATCGGCGAACAGCTCCGACTTTATCATAATCAGGAATTTGTCTGCGGTCATTGCAAGGAAAGCGTAAAAGCAAAAGCCCTGCACTACGGCAAAAAAAAACTTGAAAGAAGTCGCAAGTTTGGTTTTTGCTTTGCTGTTGACGGCAGACTGTACATCAGATTTGTAACGGTTTATCAGGGATTTTCGGAAGATATTTACAACGAAAATCCTGTCGAAATGATGCCCCGATATACTTTTTCGGATGAATATCTTTATGTATATGAACAACACGCAATGCAAAGATTTGCATATGGCTGGTACGATAAATCATTTCATCCGCTGAAGACAGACGGAATTATTCCTTCTGCTTCACAGGGGTTAGCGTGGTATTGGGGTCCGTCAGAAAAAACCTTGTATTCAGGCTGGGGCTCAACCGTACTTTTAAATCTCGATGTAATAACCGATACGGATCTAAGATATTCGTGTGCGGATGAGCTTTCAAACAGATATACAGTTCAAGGGATTCTCAAATGGCTGAACATATATGTAAGGCACAATAATGCAGAATACCTAATTAAAGGCGGTTTTGAGCATATTGCAGAGCTTTTGATTGACGGCAAACTTTCACTCAATAAAATTCATTGGAAAGAAACCAATCTGCTTAAAATGCTCGGATGTCGTAAGGAGGATATGCACTTTTTCGCAGATTATGATTCAAGTGCAATTGAACTTTATCGCAGTGTGATAAAGGAAGAACCGACCATTCATATGGCAAGCGAGTTCATAAGCAAGCTGTCAAAGCTCAGTACTTATGCTGTAGATGAACTTCACAAAAATAACCTTACATACAGACAGATTCTGAAGTATGGCAAAAACAATCGGAGAGTAATGCTGTGGAAGGATTATCTTGATAACTGCCAAAAACTTCCCGAGGGTATCGAAGAAATAATGCCGGCTCATCTTGAAGAGGCCCACGACAGAACGCTTGAAAAGGTTGCTTTCTATGCAAACAAAGAAGAAACGGAGCAGATTGCAAAAATGGCAAAGGCACTTTCTCCGTTGCTGATGAGCACAGACAGCCTTATAATGCTTGCCCCAAAAAGCGGTGAAGAAATAATAGCAGAGGGCAGAATATTACAGCACTGCGTCGGCGGATATGTAAGAAGGCACGCAAGAGGTGACACGATAATACTTTTCATTCGTCATAAAGATAAACCGAAAATCCCGTTTTTTACGATTGAAGTAAATCCCGAAACATTGGAAATAATGCAGTGCCACGGTTACAAAAATGAGCGTGACAGCGGATTTAAAAAGCCGGATGAAATCAAGAAATTTGAAAAGCAATACGCTGAATTTTTGGAGGATATAAAAAATGTCAGAAATAACAGTAAGCGAACAGCATAGGCAGGCAATTGAACTGCATCAGAAGATAATTGTCAGCGCAAACCTTGCACAGCAGAATATATGGGATATGTGCAACGGACTTAAAACAATGCGTGACAACAAGCTGTACAAGGAGCTTGGATATCAGAACTTTGATGACTACTGCGAAACAGAGGTAGGTTTTAACAGAACACAGGCACATAAGTATATTTCTATTATAGAAAACACCTCTGAAAATGTTTACTCGAGTAAACATTTGGGAGTAAGTAAACTGTATCTTTTATCTACCATAAGCGAACCCGAACAGGATGAAATCGCCGAAAAGCTTGACCTTGAAAACACAACGGTCAAGCAGTTAAAGGCAGAGATTGACAGGCTGAAGGACGAAAAGCAGGAGGCAACCGACAAGAGCATTGACTATTGCAGACAGCTCAATAACGCTAAGAAAGACGCTGACTATTACAAACAGCAGGCGGACACTTCAAAAGAAAGCTATCGCAATATCGAGAATCAGCTTGCAGAGGAAAAGAACAAAAATTTCAAGCTGACGAATAAAGTTCAGGAGCTTGAAAACCGTCCTATCGAAGTCGCCGTTGCAGAGCCGAGCGACAATGAACGCAGACTTAATGAAACGATTAAGGCTTTGGAAAGGGAGAACATTAAGCATTATGACGAACTCGAAGAAGAGTATCGCAATAACGAAAAAATAGTCAGAAAACAGCTGGAGGATGAAAAGCAGGAGGCTCTTCGCAAACAGAAAGAGGAGTATGAAGAAAGGCTGAAAAATGTTCAGACTGCCGACGGTTCATCAGATGACAAGGATGTCTTTAAGGCATACTTTTCAATTGCATATGACAGCTTTGTCCGTATGCTCGATTTCGCCAAGCAGTCACAGGACAAGGAATTTTTCAAAGGCAAGGTTGAACATTTAATAGAGGCACTTGCCACACAAAACATAAATCTTTAAGGGGGAACAACAATGAAACTTTATGAGCTTACCGAGATGTACTCGGATTTATTTAATCAGTTTGACGCTATCAACGAATGGGAACCCGATACGAATGCAGACGGAATGCCGATTGATGATGACGGCAATATCATTGCCAATGTGGACGCATACCGCAACAAGATGTTGACAGCGTGGTTCGATACTCTCACGGGCATTGAGGGCGAATTTGACGAGAAAGCTGAGAGCATTGCAATCTACTACAAACAGCTTCTTGCCGAGGCTAAAATGCTTAAAGCCGAAAAGGCGGCAATTGCAAAAAGACAGTCACAAAAAGAAAAACAGGCGGAGAGTCTTAAAACCTATCTGTTTAAGTCAATGCAGGCACTCGGCAGACAGAAGATTGATATGCCGAGAGCGGTTATGTCGCTTAAAAAGAACGCTCCGAGCCTTGTTGTTGATGATGAAATTTCATTTGTTGAGTGGGCGGAGGAACACAATCTTGACCACCTCTTAAAGTACAGTATGCCCGAAGTAAAAAAGAATGATGTCAAGGCTCTCTGCAAAAAGGGCGAAGAAATCCCCTTTGTACATATGGAAGCCAAGCAGTCGTTAAGTATTAAGTGAGGTGTTATTTATGGGATTACCTATATTGGTTTTAGGATATTCAGGCAGCGGAAAATCTGCCTCTTTAAGAAATTTCAAAGCAAATGAACTTGCTCTTGTAAATGTAAACGGAAAATCACTTCCGTTCAGGACCAAATTCACTTCTTCAATCAATTCCGACAACTACATTGATATTGAGGACTTTATCAAAAAGCAGAAATGCAAGTCAATTGCAGTTGATGACGCACAGTACCTCATGGCTAACGAGTATATGAGAAGAGCCAAGGAAACAGGCTTTCAGAAGTTTACCGATATCGGTAAAAATTTTTGGGAGCTTGTGAAAGAGGTTGAAACTCTCCCGAATGACACGATTGTTTATTTTCTCAGCCATATTGAAACCGACGAAAACGGCAGACAGAAAGCTAAAACAATCGGCAAGTTGCTTGACGAAAAAATCTCGGTCGAGGGAATGTTTACCACGGTTTTAAAAACTGTTGTCGTTGACGGCAAGTATCTTTTTGCAACACAAACGGACGGTAACGATACCTGTAAAAGTCCGATAGGCTTGTTTGATTCAATGTACATATCAAATGACCTTAAAATTGTTGATGAAGCATTGAGAACATACTATTCAATGCAACCCGAACAGTATTGTGATGAGTGCAAAGCACCGATACTTTCGGACGGTAAACGCACCGTTAAACAGATCATTGACGGCACAACAAAAAATTACGGCAGACAGCTCTGTATGCAGTGTGTTGCAAGGCTGATAAAGCAGAAGAAACAGGAAAAGCAGAGAGAGGGTGCAGACAATGCAACTTCGACCGTATCAAAATGACCTTGTTGAACAGGTAAGACAGGCTTGGCGAGAGGGTTACAAAGCCCCTTGCATTGTCCTCGGTTGCGGTGGCGGAAAGTCCTGCATTGTCGCAGAAATTGCAAGACGAACAACTTGGAACGGGAAACGGGTGCTGTTCCTTGTTCACAGGAGAGAGCTTGTTGACCAAATATCCAGAACCTTTGTCCGCTGGGGTGTGCTTATGGATTTGTGCCAAATCGGTATGGTGCAGACCTTTACACGAAGATTGAAGAAACTGCCAAAACCCGCACTTATCATCACAGACGAAAATCATCACAGCCTTGCACAAAGCTACAAACGCATTTACGAACATTTTTCGGATGTTCCGAGGGTTGGCGTCACCGCAACACCTGTCCGATTAAACGGTGACGGTTTGGGCGATGTCAACGACAAGCTCATAATCGGGGTGAGTACAAAATGGCTCATTGAGCATAACTGCCTTGCCCCGTATGACTACTACGCTCCGAGTGTCGCCGACCTTACGGGTTTACACACCAAAATGGGCGAATATGTAACAGCGGATATTGAAAAGGCAATGATTAAAAACACGGTGTTCGGTGATGTTATCAAATATTACAAACAGCTTGCAGACGGTAAGAAAGCCGTCTGTTACTGTTCCTCGGTAAAGCACAGTCTTGCAACGGCGAAGGCTTTTTGTGACGCAGGTATATCCGCAAGGCATATTGACGGAGCAACTCCAAAGGCACAGAGAGAACAGATTATAGCCGATTTCAGGAACGGCAAAATTACAATCCTCTGCAATGTGGATTTGATTTCAGAGGGCTTTGATGTGCCTGACTGCGAATGTACAATTCTGCTCCGACCTACTCACAGCCTTACGCTTTACATTCAGCAGTCAATGCGGTGTATGCGTTATAAGCCAAACAAAAGGGCGGTAATCATTGACCATGTGGGCAACTATGCAAGGCACGGAATGCCTGATGACGACCGAGAATGGACGCTTGAAAAACGCAAAAAGCTGAGTGTTAAAAAAATCGAAAAGGAGCAGGAGGAAAAGGTCAGACAATGTCCCGAATGTTTCTTTACATTTTCAGCACCGCCGGCAGGGCAGAAAGCCATGTGTCCGCATTGCGGTTATGTTTTCCCGACAGCCGAAAGGACCGTTGAAACCGATACCACCGCAAAGCTCATTAAGGTTGAGGGATTCAAGCTTGATTTCAGCACACCCGATGATTGCCACAGCTATGCGGACTTGCTTGCATACGCAAAAAGCCACGGCTACAAAACAGGCTGGGCATATTTTCAGGCACGAAAGAGAGGTATGATAGCTTGACAGAAGAACACGCAATTCAGAACAAAATCCGTATTGCAATTGCACCGTACTGCGATATATTCCGTATAAATGTAGGTGCAGGCTTTACAAAGGACGGCAGATATTTCAATACGGGAGTTCCGCCCGGATTTTCGGATTTGTTCGGTGTCAGAAAATCAGACGGAAGGGCGGTTTTTATCGAGGTTAAAACTCCCAAAGGCAAGCCAACCGAAAAACAACAGAAATTTATACAGATGATGAAACTCAACGGTGCTGTTGCAGGAGTGTGCAGAAGTGCCGATGAGGCGATAGAGTTAATTACAAAGGAGTAAAATTATGGGATTTAAAGCAAATTGGAGTGAGGCGGCACAGTCTAACTCACTCAAACCCGAGGGCGATTATGAGTGTCTTATCGCTAAGGTTGAGGAGAGAGTAACAAAGAATGGCAAAGAAAATCTGAACATCTCAATGGTAATCAGAAATGATGTTGAGCAGAACTATAAAAACGGATATATATTTGATACATTGTGGAAGAAGAAAGAGCCTACAAACGCAGACTTGCAGGTCAAGGGATACAGCTATGGTCAGATTATGGCACTCGGCAAGGCGGCAGGACTTCCCGATGGCAAGGAGTACGACAGCCTTGAGCAGTTCTGCGGTGAGCTTGTCAATAAGCCGTTGCGTGTAACTATAAAGCACGAAGAATACAACGGAAAAACACAGGAGCGAGTAAGCTGGAGAAATCCTACAAAATATCCGACTGTAAAGCATATTCCAAAGCAGACGACAACCAATACAGCTACAGCCTATGCACAGCCACAGCAGAGTTATGCACCTGCACAGACAGCAAATCAGGGCTTTGTTGATATGCCAATTGACGATGATTTGCCGTTCTGATTTTAAAAAAAAATTCTTCGGGAATTGCATAAAGCAGTGCAATTTTCACCGTGTTTTTCCTTATATATGGAGGTGAAAAAATGGGCTTTACAAATTTAAACCCAAATAAAAATAAATATTTTGCAGTTCCCGAGGAATTGAAAGGTTACAAAAACTGGGTGTGCTGGCAGTCATATCCAGATCCGAAATCACACAGCGGAATTTCAAAGAAACCGATAAATCCAAGAACGGGTGGTTTTGCAATGCCGAATAACTCGGACACTTGGTCAGACTTTGAAACAGCAGTCAGAGAATCCGCCAAATATTCAGGCATAGGCTTTATGTTCTCAAATTCACCGTTTTTCGGTGTTGACCTTGACGATATGCCGAATGACATTCAGGACTACCAAAACGGCGGAGCTGACAACATAATCAGCGAGTTTGTGAACACTCTGCAGAGCTACACCGAGTTTTCGCAGAGCAAGGCAGGCGTTCACATAATCTGCAAGGGAACTCTTCCCGAGGGCAGAAGAAAGGCGAAGAATGATTCGGGCGGTTTTGAAATGTACGAAAACGGCAGATTCTTCGTTGTGACAGGCGATTACTGCTCTGCATATGCGTACATAAACGATTGCACCGAAAGCATAAAGCCGCTGCATTCAAAATATCTCGGCAAGGCAACAGAGCCACAGCCTAAGCTCCGTAACATTGAGGTTAATCCGAACACCGTTGACGATATTGTCAGAATCGCCTGCAATGCCAAGAACGGAAGTCTTTTCAAGGCTCTGTACAGCGGTGATTTTTCGGCTTACTCGTCACAGAGCGAGGCGGATATGGCTTTTTGCAATATGCTTGCGTTCTGGTGCGGTTGTGATACCGACAAAATGGATTCGATTTTCAGACAATCAGGCTTGATGCGTGACAAGTGGGACAGAAAACAGTCGGGTACAACCTACGGCATTATAACCCTGCAAAAGGCTGTGTCGGGCTGTACACAGACCTATAACCCAAAACAGCATAACGATTATTCAATTTCAATCGGTGAGGGTAAGGCTGTTCAAGCGGTTGATGAAGAAAAAATGCGTGCCTACACCTTTGACGATATGGGTAATGCCGACAGGTTCGTTGATTTATTCGGCGATAATGTAAGGTATTGTTACATCGAGAAAAAGTGGTATTACTACAATTCAATGAAGTGGTGTGTTGACAATATCGGGGTAGTTTTGCGAATGGCAGACAAAAGCGTTGAGGCTATGAAAGCCGAAGCAAGGCTGTACTTGCAAGCTGATGAGGAGAACGGTGGAGATATGTCAAAAGCATTTGAAAAGCATATGAAATCAAGCCGTTCCAACAAATCAAAAAAAGCAATGCTCAACGAGGTTGAACACCATATCCCCGTACTTCCGGCACAAATGGATAAATACCGTATGGCATTAAACACCCCAAGCGGAATAATTAACCTTAAAAACGGCGAAGTGAGGGCGCATAATCCCGAATATTATTTTACAAAGATTACTTCGGTTGACTGTTCTCAAACGGCAGAGTGTCCCCGTTGGCTTGCATTTCTTGATGATATTTTTGCAGGCGATAAGGAGCTTATTCGCTACATTCAAAAGGCGGTTGGTTACAGTCTGACAGGCTCAACAGCCGAGCAATGCGCATTCTTCCTTTACGGCACGGGACGAAACGGCAAGAGTACATTCATTGATGTTATCCGTGATGTATTCGGCGATTATGCCGCAAACATTCAGCCTGAAACAATTATGGTAAGAAACTCTCAGAGCAGTGCCATAAACAGCGACATTGCACGGTTAAAGGGTGCAAGACTTGTCACCTCGGTTGAGCCGAACGAGGGCGTGCGAATTAACGAGGGACTTCTCAAACAGCTTACGGGTGACGATACCGTAACGGCAAGAAAGCTGTACAGCGAGGAATTTGAGTTCAAGCCCGAGTTCAAGCTGTGGATGGCGACAAACCATAAACCGATTATCAGAGGCACCGACACGGGCATATGGCGAAGAATACATATGATACCGTTCAATGTTCAGATTCCCGAGGATAAGGTTGATAAGAACCTTACGCATAAGCTCAAAGCCGAAATGACCGCAATTTTCAAATGGTGTATTGACGGCTGTATTTTGTGGCAGAAGGAGGGCTTGAAAATGCCGTCTGCCGTTCTTCAGAGCGTGAGAGAGTACAAGCGTGAAATGGATGTTATTTCCGCATTTATCGAGGACAGATGTGTGTTAGAGGGTTCGGTTCAGGCAAGCACGCTCTATGCTGCCTATACAAGCTGGGCAGGGGATAACAACGAATATTGTATGTCAAATACCAAATTCAGCACCGAGCTTGCCAAACGATTTGAAAAAGTAAAGGGAAGAAATTTCAATTATTTCAACGGAATTTCAATTTATAAAGATTGTTAGTGTGGTAGCTTGAGGAGGGTTTACGGGTTTTTCTAACCTTTCGTATAAGAAAAATAAACTAATATTATATATAGAAAGG